ATGCCCCATAACAAATCCCATCATCTTAAGACATGCAAAACCCTGCAAGCCTGCAAAGCTTTGTGTGTGATTTTTTGTCTTACACCTGAATTTCATAGGTCGATCGCAGCCCTTTCAGATGATAAACTCCATATCTTTAGGAATTTACTGATTTTTATAATGCTAAAGCTATTCGCTAAGTACACAACAATAGGTGTCATTAACACTCTAATTCACTGGGTGGTTTTCGCTATTTGCATATACGCATTCCATACTGGGCAGGCGCTTGGCAACTTTTCCGGATTCGTTGTCGCTGTTTCGTTCAGCTTCTTCGCTAACGCAAGGTTCACGTTTAAGTCATCGACTACCACGCTACGCTATATGCTGTATGTCGGGTTCATGGGCACCCTGAGTGCCGCTGTTGGTTGGGGTGCTGACAAATCCGGCCTAGCACCTATCATTACATTAATCGCTTTCTCCGCCATCAGTCTGGTGTGCGGTTTTATTTATTCTAAGTTCATAGTCTTTAGGGATGCGAAATGAAAATTTCTTTGGTTGTTCCTGTCTTCAATGAAGAAGCCACCATACCAATTTTTTATAAAACCGTTAGAGAATTTGAAGATCTGAAACCATACGAAGTTGAGATAATATTCATCAATGATGGAAGTAAGGACAATACAGAGTCAATTATCAATGCACTGGCAGTTTCTGACTCGCTCGTAATGCCATTATCATTCACCAGGAACTTTGGAAAAGAGCCAGCACTTTTCGCAGGCCTCGATCATGCAACTGGAGACGCAATAATCCCGATTGATGTTGATCTGCAGGACCCAATAGATGTCATCCCTCGACTCATTGAGAAATGGAAATCCGGCGCCGATATGGTATTGGCAAAACGCTCTGATCGTTCTACAGATGGTAGACTTAAGCGCAAGACAGCAGAGTGGTTTTACAAACTACACAATAAGATAAGCACTCCTAAAATTGAGGAGAATGTTGGAGATTTTAGACTAATGTCACGTGAGGTGGTTGAGAACATAAAGCAATTGCCAGAGCGTAATCTCTTCATGAAAGGTATTCTTAGCTGGGTAGGAGGAAAAACTGATGTTGTTGAATATGCCAGAGCTGAGCGTGTGGCTGGAGATTCAAAATTTAACGGCTGGAAACTTTGGAATCTTGCTCTTGAGGGGATCACAAGTTTTTCAACTTTCCCTCTCCGCATGTGGACATACATAGGAATTGTAGTAGCTGGTATTTCTTTCATGTATGGTGCATGGATGATTGTTGACACATTAGCATTTGGTAACCCTGTCAGAGGATATACATCTCTGTTAGTGTCTATACTTTTCCTTGGTGGAGTTCAATTAATTGGAATTGGAGTTCTTGGTGAGTATATAGGTAGAATTTACGTGGAGTCGAAATCAAGGCCTAGGTACATTTTAAAAAAGATGGTGATTAAAAAATGATTAAGGACTGGAAGTTTTTAATTTTATTTAGCGTAATGGCTTATATTTTGCAATTTATAATTGCAGACATTTATTATGGAGATGATTTATTCAGAGTTGTAGATGCTTATTTTTTATGGGGTGATGATGGGCGACCTTTGGCAGATATTTTTTACAGGATATTTTTGCCATTAAATTCATCATATCTTCCAGATGTTTACCCTATACCATTACTGACATCTTCAATTTTATTTTCTTTTGTTTTTTACAAAGTAGTAGAAAACTTTTGCGATGAAGAAGGAAGTTTTAAATACATTATACCAATTATATTTTTATCCAACACCTTCTTTATTTCAAATCTATTATTTAGATTTGACGGAGCATTTATGCTTCTGGCCATGGTTTTATCATCACTTCCATTTGCATTGAATAGAGATAATAAATGGATTTGGTCTGTATTAACAGTAATATCACTGGTTTCATCTTTTTGTCTGTATCAGTCATCTGTTAATATTTTTATTAGCTTTACTTCTATATATGCTTATGTTGCCTACTGCAAAACCCGAGATTTAAAAAAATCAATAATTTCAATTTTGCATAGTGCAATTATTTTTGTTTTATCTTATGCAATATATGCTTTTATATTGAAATTTATTCCATTGAATGCCCATTTCACTGAGTTTAATAAAGCCATTGATCCATCCATTGAAGGTGTGAATATATTTATTAATAATATAAGCACATCACTAATATATGTGAAAAAACTTTTAGGAAGCGGGTTATTATATCCAATCACTTTCGCTTATATTGTGTCGTTGGCGTATGTTATTCACAGCTCACTGAAAAACAGAGATGTTTACATCCTGATTTTTTATTCTATTGCTGTAATTACATGTGCATTCTCTATATGTGGGATAGTATATTTTGGTAAGTTCGCATCATTCTTCCCTAGGGTTTTTTGTGGTCTTTCTGTTTTCTTAGTGCTTCCTATCATTGTATTACATAAAGTTAGAGCCAGTAATATAATTGCCATACCAGTTTGTTTGTTCCTACTTATACCTCAATTGGTTTTGTGCTCTACTACTTTAAACGCATCAAAATTTGAGATTAGTCAAGCTGATTCCATATCAAAATCTATAATATTTGATATGCAACAATATGGATCAGGTGAAAAAATAGCCATCATAGGCAAGCCAAGCCACGCACCAAGGACAATACCAGCACTAAGATCTTTCCCAATCATAGAAGACTTGTTACCTGTAGTATTTAGAGGTGGATATGATGGTGGAAGGTATACATTGTTAGCAAATGGAATGCCAAGGAAACAATTTGCTTCTGATAAGGAAATTGACTTTATACGTGCTAATATAGCATCCTTGAATCCAGCAACATCAAACAATGTATATAATTATTACGTATACAATAATATATCAATTATTTACTTTAAGTAAATTGAAGGCATGCCTATAAATTCGGCATGCCTCATTACTAACTACATTGAGCATCGATGATATATCTTATAAGAAACTTTTTGATATACCTGTAATTTGAATGTTAGTGTTAATAGTAACAGAACTAGATGAAATATTGACAACTTGAACATTAACCGCCCCTGCTAATATTGACGCTACTTGTACAACTATACCAGGGTATAGATTACCCAGAGTCCAACTTACTGCGGATCCTGAAGGTAGCCCTGGAACTAAAACAGATGTGTTATATGTTCCGCCATTTGCTGCAATCGTTGATGATAACGACCCAGAAGCAAATATCTTATTATAAAAACCCACCATGCTATGTATTTCTTCACGAAACTGGGTTTTTAGCTGATAATCGCCCAAATTTTCACCTACATCAGTACCAACGACGGTACTTCTATGCCCGTTTGGATTATCAAGAATCCAGTTAACTTTGTTTGGATCGTTGTATGGAAATAATGAAAGGTTGATGAATGTTTGCCTTCCTCCATCGCGAGCCTGACAAGTAAATTCGTTACTATTATCGATAGACATCGTAATCCATGTATTAGCATAAGGGGAATTTATGCTATAAAACCATGTCCATACCTCTTCGCAACCTTCAACGTTTGTAGATATAAATGTGTTTGTTTCGTATACACCACGCTCATTACTTAGGTCATAAGCTAATGCGCAAGATGACCACGTACAACTGATTTCAGTATTACGATTATATACACCTGCAAAATATAATGCCCTAACGCAATTAATAGCGGCGCACATTTCAATCTTACCAAAATATACTTGCCCACCTAATGATGGAAATAAAGCACGCAGATAAGTTAGGTTTGGTGAAGTTCCTGTCCTACCCTCATCAATCCATCTGTTAAAAGAAATTGCTTTATCGAAAAGATCAGCTCTTAACCTATATAAATGAAAGTAGTTACAATCACCAAAATCTATGGCATGAATATCCTTGGCTGCACGACCGACGAGATATACGTCCTTAATTCCAATATTATTGCATCCAGGAACCCATCCAGATGGTCTATGTGACCTGATCATTGTGTTTCCTACGGGAAAAGTTGATAAGGCGCGGATTAGAGTCTTATCGTAACCTCCTCCCTTCAACGTAACTCCAGGATATAACAATACCGTATTCGAAATGTAGAAATCACCAACTACTGTTACCTCAGGAATCCCTAACGTGTGAGCAGCAACGATTGCGGCCTGCAGGTTTGCTGTCAGATCCGGTTGACCTGTGATTACCCCACCAGGGACAAAATCAGCAGCCAAATCGATAGAGTTCCTGAGTTTTCTGTCTACAGTGGTTAATTTTGATGATGGTTGATTGAGGTTATATCCAACAATAAGTGCACCTGTTCCGGCGGCTAAATCTTTTCTCAAAACATCACTAATATCTACCGGCTGCCATTTCCCTTCACCAGTTCCACCAGAAGATTCTGGCGTTGATCCTGGCGTGACTGTTTTAGGTAATGTTGTCAGGTCATCCCATCGATACCAGACATTTGTTGACGTGTCCTGCAATACATCACCAGCAGCGGTTACTGTTCCCCCTCCCTGAAATGTTCCTGCAAGACTCCATCCGAGATTGTAGATATGCTGGAGAGTTAGCTGCTTAAGCCCTTCAATCGTATAATGAGCATGACCAAAACGATCGATGTACTGAAGAGCCATAGAAGTGACAAACTCGTCAATTTTACCCGCATTGAACCTCAGGTCTTGCGGCTTTTCGCTTGGTACTGGCAGATTAGTAGGTGTAGTGCTCATAATTTTCCCATTAAAAAACCCGGCGCAGTGGCCGGATCTTGTTGGTCGGTGAAGGTTCTCATTGGTAGATGGCGTCGCTGTACTCTGCGACGGTAAGAGATACCGTATTATCTGAATTTGGTTTGATGCTGTTGACCGTCCATAGCTGACTGTCCAGTTCTGCCACAGTCGCTATGAGATAGCGCGACGGGAGTTGCACTGTGTCTCCGTTCCATATGTTGAGCTGAATATTGGGAATTGCCGCAGTGAAGCCGTATTTTGTGTCGCTGCGTGGCATTGCGGAATAACGCAGTGTCGGGTTACCAAGACTATCTGTGACCAGAACATACATAGAACCGAAAAATGTGATCGGCTCGCTGGTGTCGAAGTCATTCCCGGTGCGGCCGGTGATGTAACCCTGTTGCTGGTTGCTGTCGTAGATGTCCGGCATCTGAATGACGCCTCCAACCTGGATAATCCCGTCCTCGAATACCTTGGCGTTCATCTTCACCCGTGAGTAAATCAGACGCTTTGTTTCGCGTAGCGCTCGGTCCCGAGCCTGATACTCGTTACGGAATCCAACTATCTCCAGCTTGTTCGGGTTCTCCGCTTCCTGCTCGACAATAGCTCCGTTCAACACGCGGTAATTGATGTACGTCTTGTTATTCGTTGTCGGGTGAACATAGGAGACCTGAACGCCGTCGTAACCACCAGGCAGCGTAGCCTCATATGTCATTTTGTACTCATCCGTCTTCATGTTCGCCCGGTTAAACACTGCCGCCGGGTAATCTACTTTCTGATCACGGGTAAACGTCAGTACACCGTCATCCCAGTACGCCATGACAGACGCCGCATTGCAGATCGCCTGTACGCGGTCGCCCAGCGAGTCGTTCTCGTCGTCAAACGTGTAGTCGAAGTAACCCAGCCGTTCGTCAGGCAGGCTTTCAGCAATCGAATACAGCCCGTAGAGGTCAATGCTGCTTTCTGGCTGCCCGCCCATTACAAGCCAGGTATGTGCAACCGCGTCAGCAAAGGAACGCGATGGACGCAATGTATAATCGACGGTCTGTGTCGTCAGGTTGTAACTGATGGTCTGACGAGTCACCAGAGCGTTATACTTTCTGTCACGGCTTCCCAGTGCGTTCTCTGTTGCCCGTACCTTGACGCGAACCAGCGTATCGGAAGGATGAACTACGTTACTTCGGATATTGACAGCATGTATTTCCTCAACCTTAAGAATGGACGCATCATTGGAGTTGTTTGTCCGCTGGAAATTGATGGCATATTTACCAAACCCTCCCGCTGGAATTATTTTATCAGTGCGATAAAACACTTCGCTGGTCGACTTATGTGGCGTTCCCTGGTGATAGGTAAAGGCCTGTTGTGTGCCTGGAATCTGATTGTAATCGTCGTCGATTTTCCATATTGTCACCGTCCAGTCAGTCCAGTTACCGCCACCCAGTGATGACTGCGTATGCAGCCAAAGTTCTGTTGACTCAACCGGCGAGAAGAAAGGCCCAACAACAAGCGCCTCATTATCATTGAGAATGAATTTCGTCGTGTTAATGGTGGCTGTAGATGGAACGGTGGGCGGACCCTGCAAATCTGTCATGGTGAACGTGTACCATTGAACAGGGGCTATAACGGAACCATCATCACTCTGTACCGCAGAAATCAGCGTGCCTGAGAAAAGTACATCTTCAGTAACGCTGCCTGATGTCGTGTTATAAGTGACGTTGATGGTAAAGGTGACGGAGTGTGGAAGTGCCAGCCCCATGAAGTAGTCGAATTCAGCCTGCTTGACGATTTTCATCGCTATCTGGCCACCAGCATATTCACCACTTACCACGGTATTAGCCGTAGCCGATTCTACCGGGAAATTATCGCTTTCGTTTGGCCCTGGCATCTCCTGCCCGTCGACATCATCGAACGAATAGCCCTCGTTAATAGTTGGTATTACTTCACCAGGCTGATAAAACTGATACTCTGCACCGGCCATCGATCCGAGACTCGACTCTGAGTAACGAACAGATTCATAGTCATACTTACCGATACCGATACACATCCACTCAGTGACGTATTTCAGGCCGCCGTCGTTCTCACTCTGGCGTACATATTCAAACATCGATTCCTGAATCAAGTCTGGAAACGATCTGACCTGCCCGTAAATATCAGGCTTCGCTTTGTATACCCTTGCGGTATTCGTTTGCCCGGTCAGACTGTTGTTCGGAGAATCGACAGTGTTTCCACCGTTATTGGCTATTGCTGGCTTCGGGGCAAGGAATGAAAACACAGCACCAACAACTTTGAAGATTGGGCTGAGAATGTCGCTAATGATGCCCTTTGGCTGGTCGAAAATCTGGATAGTGTCCAGTTCGCTCAGTTCAAACGCCAGTTCATCATCATCATTTAACCTCACGCCGTTACGGACGATCAGCAGATCACGGTGAAAGGTGCCATCATTGGCCGACAGCCAGTCATAAAAAAGGGTGCCGTTTGGCACCCTGCAACGCAGCTTAGGCGTTCCTGGAAAATTCGATATCTCAACCAGCGCCATAAGAAAAATACTCCACTTTAGTGAATGCCCGCTGAATGACCAGCAACGAGTCCATGCGCACGCTGCCGTTCTCGCCCCGAGAGTGTAGCGCCTTCCGGTTCATCACCAGGCCAACGTGCGTCGGTTGCGCGCCGCGGTACCCGACAAATATCCCGCCTTCGACAGGTTTATCGGCCTGGCGCCAGAAGACTACGTCACCTTGATAGCATGTGAAGAAGTCCTCACCGGCTTCGTAGTCCGGAGTCTGGTGCAGCTCAATGCCGAGAACGTGACGGTAATACAACACCACCAGTCCCCAGCAATCCACCCTATCGAATGAGCAGGCCCGGTTAGCCCACGGCACGCCGATCACCTTGCTGATGAAATCAGAGGTACTGCAGTCCGGTGTATTCCTGCGGATCATAAAGTCGGCCTATGTTGTTGTTCAGCGGGTTAGTAACAGAAAGCGTCACAGAAGCGGCATCAGCGTCAATATCTACCGTCTTGACATATAACTGCCACGACTTAATCGGCACTGACACGTCTCCGCTGTCAAAGATTTGCCGTGTGGCCGTGATGGCCGTAAGACGCGCCGCCCCCTTCCACTGCTTCATCAGAGTTTTAATATCAGACGACAGGCGCCCTAACTTGACCGTCGCGTCTATCACCGGCGTGCCACTCTGCTGGCTCTCTTCGATTTCAAAGCGCGCTGGCGTATACGTCTGGCCCCCAAGCGATTTGGGAAAAAACTGCTTATCGACCAGGCGCACATAACCAAAGGATGGGTGGTAGAAGGTAATCGTGTCGTACAATCCGCGTGTCGGTCGTTGCTGCTTGTACTCCCTGAAGCTCGGCATTACGGTACCCTCGGCAAAGATTCCGGATCGCGTCCGTCCGGATAACCCGTGACTACGATATCCAGCCACGAATCCCACGGCGGCGGAAGCTCAACAATGATGTCGTCGAACTCGTCATCGGAGTTGTAGAGGTGGTTAGCTATAACCGTCCCAGTCCATGTAACAACGCCGTTTGTGATGTTTGTCTGAACAGGCATCTGCGTGAAGTGGAGTTCCTGCTGCTGTACCCCACTGCCACCGAGATTCACCTTCATACGGAACCAATTTAGCCCACGGTTTAGGTAGTTAGGGCTGCGCAGCCACTGCTGAAATGCACGCTCCTCTGCCGACGTAAAGATCCACGTCAGTGACCATGTCACTTTCAGGTCATCGGTCTGATTCTGAAAGATAGCCGGGCCGACCGCTGGCTGATCGGTCTGGAACCCGGTATCGAGCGTCATGTTTTTGCTGGCCTTCTGCGCCAGCGGCAGCCAGTCGGGATAGTCGATAATTGGCATCAGCCCTGCCCCCTTGGCGTGCGTTTAACATTCATGTTGCTGGTTATAGCGTTACTGATTGGTCCGCCGTTGTTCAGGTCAGCGACGATTACATCCACTGTCACGCCGCCATTGCCGTCAGTACCGGCCTGAGCATCGACAGAGGATGACGTGTAGTTCTGGATGTTGATTACCACCCCGCCACCGCCAGAAGTCATATCCTTATTGCTGATCACCCTGCCGTTGTCACCCGGTATCATGTACTGCTTACCAGTGCTGGCCTGGTAAATCTCCGGCATGCCGCCTTCGCCGACCTGATACATCCCCCCAGCACTAACCGGCCCGCCATTCTTGCGTTTGCCAAGCAGGTTCGCGCCTGACCTACAAAGAGTTCACCGATAAAACACCAGCAGAAGCGATCTCCACTCTCGAGCGCACCATGAAAGACAAAGATGACCGCAAACCTCACGATTCTTCTCGCGGTGGTTGGGGTGCGCCAACACATAGTGGCGGATGGGGTGGTAATCAGCAGGATCCTAATGTAGTCCCTGAGTCTCGCCTGCAACAGGCCAATCGCCAGGTATCTCAGAACAATCAGCATCCTCAGTTCGACGATGACATCCCCTTCTAAAAGGAATCGTTATGACTCACGCTCACGATGACATCAGGGTTGGCACACTGTGCCTTCCCTTCATTGGTAACGGCTGGCTAATGCCATGGGGTGAAGTGGTAAGCAATCCATTAAAGGCGCAGCGGCTCGCTGAGGAATATAGAGAAAGGCAGGAGGCGGCATGAGCAAAGTAGGCGATTATTTCTTTGAGTTCCCGGCGTCGCGCGGCACGCAGGGTGGCACGGTGACTTACATGATCACTGCCCCTGCCCGAGCGTTAACGCGAATTCTTGCGTCTGACAACCACGGCAGCACGCTCGAGCGTTCGCAACGCGAAATTAACCAGGCACGCGTGAAGAAGTTTTACCAGTACCTCGTCGATGCCTACAAAAATAAAGAGCCATTCATCATCCCGCCGCTGGTCGGCAACTGCGACGCGGTTATTGAGTTTGAGGAGTTCGGCAATACGAATGTTGGCGTCGCACGCTTCCCTATGGATGCGGTGATCAAGCTGTTCGACGGACAGCACCGCGCCGCCGGGTTAACTGAGTTCTGCCGGACTTACGGGGAGCCGATCAGCATCCCGCTGATGCTGACGCACAATCTCCCGCTGAAGGCCCGCCAGCAGTTCTTCTCCGATATCAACAACAACGTTTCCAAACCAGCAGCTGCGATCAACATGGCCTATGACGGGCGTAATGAAGTGGCTCAGGGGATGGTGACGTTCCTGTCGCAGCATGACACCTTCGCAGAGGTAACCGACTTCGAGCACAACGTCGTTCCTGCGAAAAGTAAGCTGTGGGTGAGCTTCAAAGCTCTGAGCGACGCGACGGCCAAGTTTGCCAACGCTGGCAGTAAGCCGCTGGAAATGGGCGACATCGAATCCATCTGGGAGGCCTGGTTGGCCCTGACGCAGATCGAGGCGATTCGTCACGGCACCAGCCAGGCGGATTACAAGCGCGACTACATTCAGTTCCACGCGGTGATGATAAACGCCTTCGGCTACGCAGTTCAGCGGCTTATAGCTGATCACTCAATCGTCGATATCGTCCAGATGATTGAGGACCTGGCGAGCAGTTCTGGCTCATCGGAGATGGAAGACTTCTTCCTGATTTCGCGCTGGGGTGGTGTCTGCGTTAATGCCGAAAAAGAAAGGCCAACGATTGTCGCCTCCGTTCCGGCGCAGAAATCAGCTGCTGAAAGGTTGGTGTCAGTAATAAGAAACGGTGCACTGGAGTAAAACAATGCCGCAGCATAACTATCCAAATGGTAAGCCTTGGTCTGATTCAGACATTGCTTTTCTCCGGAGAATGGCCGGGGTGATGACGTTGCGTGATATCGCGTCAGAACTTCACCGCACTCACGCAGCCGTGCGTACGATGAGTACGAGATTGTCCCTCAATCTTCGAGATAGTTATACCAGGTGGAGCTCAGTAGAACTTCAGATATTGAGATCGTGTGCTGGCACCATGAATGCCACTCAAATTGCTGAAAAGCTCGGACGCACGCTCGATTCTGTTAAGGGGAAAGCCAGCCTGTTGGGCTTAAGTTTGCTCTGCATTGGCGAGCGACATCATCATGCAGTTTACAGTGATCACGACGTCTCTCTGTGTGTAGCGCTTCACGAAGAAGGCCTGTCACAAGCTGTCATCGCTGAAAAAATGGAGATACCAGCCCATAGCGTTCATGCGTTTATCCATGGCAGGAGGCTTACCCATGATGACACTACATGGCGAAACCTATCACAAAAGGAAATCTCCTCATGACAGATTACACCGGCAGCAACACGCCAGCGGATCAGCGCGACCTCTGGCGAACTCCACCAGCCCTCTTCGCTTCCCTTGATGCTGAGTTCTGCTTCCAACTTGATGCTGCCGCGGCGCCGAATAACGCGCTGTGCCGGAAGTTCATCACCGCCGAGCAGAATACGCTGGGAACGCCCTGGGCTGATTACCTGAGCACTCCTGGCTACGTCTGGTTGAACCCGCCATACAGCGACATCACGCCGTTCGTTAAGAAGGCTGCCGCCGAGAGCGTCAATCAGATCAGCACGGTAATGTTGGTACCGGCAGATACTTCGGTCGGCTGGTTCAAGGAAGCGATACAGACCGCCAGCGAGGTTCGCTTTATCACTGCCGGTCGACTGGCATTTATCAACCCGGTCACCGGTAAGCCAGTATCGGGAAATAACAAAGAATCGATGCTTATTATCTGGCGACCGTACCCGCGTACACACTGCCACTTCGCAACTGTGGATCGGGACGAGCTTATGGCTTTCGGGGCGAAACTTCTCGCTCGCAGGGAGGCCGCATGACGTCAGAGCAAGACAACGCAATACGCGCACAGGGACGTAAATGCGTGGCAGAGATTCAGCAGGCTATGAAATGCAGGCCTAAGCCGAAATGGAATGCAGTAGTTCCGCCAATCATCAAGAAGCATCACCAGAAAATTGCGCCGCTGGGTATTAGCCTGGTGGCATTCGTTAGCAGCATCGGTCGCATGCAAGGCCGATACGGAGTCGAATCATGACGCTAACCAAACGAATCACAAGGTCGCTAATGCGGCCTTTTTATTTTCTCGCGTTCACCTTAAACCGAATTAACCGACAGTTCCGGGAGTCTTGACCATGGCCGACATCATCGATACCGCAGCAGAGATTGAAGAGCTTCAGCGTAACGCGGCCCTTTCCGCTCACCGCATCGACCGCAACGCCGTATCAGCTGAGCATTGCGAAGAGTGCGGCGAGGATATCCCGGCGCCGAGGCGCGCTGCCGTTCCCGGCTGCCAGACGTGCGCTGAGTGCCAGGGCGTCATTGTGCTTCGGAATAAACAGAGAGGCATGTGATGGATTACAGCAAGCTAAGCGACTTTGAAGTTAGCAAACGCGTAGCAATGGCGATCGGCGGTTTCATCGAGGAGGACTTTTGCGAAGCTCACTCAGTGATTTTTAGGCGCCATGGGCGACATCAATACTCGTTTTTCGAGCCATGCACAAACCCATCTGATGCATGGCCGATTATCGTGGCTAATAAAATCAACATCGAGTGGCATCAATGGAAAGATGATACCGATAAACCGTACGCACTGAGCAATGCAACAATGATTTCTAGGTATGACGATAATCCGCTTCGCGCCGCGATGATTGTATTCCTCATGATGCAGGAGTCAGCCAATGTTCAGGATAATCCAGCCTAATACCTGGTATGCCGATCCACACGGCGCGCCCTGCAAAATCCTCCGCTCTACCCACGAAGTCATCCACTACATCCGCAACGGTCGCACCTGCATCGCCAGCATGGGCCGCTTTCAGCACGAATTCGAACCGCTGACCAAAGCACAGGCCGAGCGGATCTCCGAAGAAATCGAAACAGCAGAACACTTAAAACGCCTCCGCGCTATGCGGGCGGTATGAGGAGAGATTATGCGCATCACTATGACGGTTAACTCAACGCTGGATATTGAGAACGCCATCGCCGCATTGCGCAAGTTCATCAGCGAGAAGAGGCATGATGATGGTACGAGCGATGTGTGGGGAATCGGCATTACCGACGGCACTTACTTTTCAGTTGGTGTTAAGCCGAACGGGAATTACACAGTTAAACAGCAAGAATGACGCAACTGATAGCCAGTTATGAGCTGGCTATCGGGTGCGAAAGCACTGCCACGTTATCCCCCATTTGCCCTCCAGTGTGAGGGCATTCTTTTTGCCTGGAGAAAACCATGAGCGACATTATCCAATTGACGCCCAACAAGTGGGTATCCGAAGAAGTTCTGATGGCTATCACTGGCCTGACAAAGAACGCGATCAAGTCCGCACGCACAAATTCATGGATGGAGGGTCGAGAGTATCGTCACTATTCTGGAGACTGCCAGCCAAAGGAGAACTCCCCTATTCTCTACAACCGACATGAAGTCGATAACTGGGTTGAACGACAACGGCCAGCGATCCCGCGCCAGAAATCTGCTTAAATACCATCCCCATTAAACTAACGCAGGAAATTTTATGTCTGGTTACCCAACTGGAGTGGAGAACCACGGAGGCGCTTTGCGCATATGGTTCATATATAACGGGAAAAGGGTTAGAGAAAGTCTTGGTGTTGTTGATACTGCAAAGAACAGGCGCGTTGCTGGAGAGCTTCGCGCCTCTGTTTGTTTCGCTATAAAAACGGGGGTATTCGATTACGCCAGACAGTTCCCACAATCACCAAACCTGAAGAAGTTCAACATTGCACCACCCGGGATAACTGTTGCTGAGCTGGCGGCTAAATGGCTGGAGCTTAAGAGGATGGACTTAACCCTTAACGCCCATCTTCGATACGTATCGTACATCACGATCGGAACCGATATTCTCGGCAGCAGCCGGATGGTTGATTCTATAACTCATGAGGATGTGCTTAACGTAAGGAAGGAATTGCTGACCGGATACCAGATATGCGGTGCGCACCAGAAAAACAGGTCAATGAAGAAAGGTAGGACGGTCAGGACGGTTAACGTCTATGTTACCTGCATGAAGGGAATGTTTGATTTTGCGGTGTTGAATGGGTACATAAGCAAATCGCCATTTGCTGCAGTTACCCCGCTAAAAAAATCTAAGTCGGATCCGTCACCATTTACCCGTGATGAGTATCATCGTTTTCTTGAAAAATGCCCATGCGAACAGATACGCAACCTCTGGAAGATTGCGTTTAATACTGGTATGCGACACGGGGAGATATGTGCACTGGCATGGGAGGATATAGATACTAAAAACTGGACGATTAGGATCAGCAGGAATCTTGCCATATCCAATCACTTCACACCGCCAAAGACAGAAAGCGGGAACCGTACAATTAACCTCACCATTCCGGCTATTGAGGCACTGAAAAGCCAGATGGCTTATACCAGGATGGGTAAACAACACCAAATAGACGTTCATCTCAGAGAGTTTGGCAGAACTCGCCGGGATGAATGCACATTCGTTTTTGTTCCCAGGCTAACGGCAAGGAATGGGAAAGGAGGTGAATGGTACTCACCCGGATCATTCTCAGGAACGTGGAACAATATATTAAGAAGGAGCGGAATTCCCCACCGCAAGTCATATGAGTCTCGACACACATATGCTTGCTGGGCATTAAGTGCCGGGGCCAACCCCAACTTCATTGCAGCTCAAATGGGGCATACGTCGGCACAGATGGTTTACAGTGTTTATGGGAAATGGATGTCCGACAACAATGACAACCAACTTGCAATATTGAACGCTAATTTTGGAGGAAATGCCCCACAGATGCCCCATGCTCAAAACGAGTAG